TAATTAACTAACAAAAGTGGAATAAAATCTTTTCACAACTACTAATCCACTTTTATTAATTAACATTTAGTTTTTAAAGAACCTATAAAGAAGTTTTACAACCTCTTTATAAATGTAATTATATATGCTTATTTATTAAATTATGCTTAAATTTTAAAATTGTTTTAAATATTGTTCAAATAATCAATAAATTGCTTACTTGCATCATTACACCCACGAGCTACAATAACTATATGTCCTAAGCTTTGTGACTTATCTATAAACTCTAATTGTTCAGGTGATAATTTTCCACCCTCTTGTTTTTTCATTTCTATAAATACAGTTTTACCATTTGGTAATAATATTTGTAAATCAGCAACTCCACTTAAAGCTCCTTCTTTCTTCAATTTAACTGCTGTTTTAAATCCTCTTTTCCCACCATTAGGGATTGAAAATACAATTAAATCTCTAAACTTTTCAACCCTATTAAACCAATTTATAAATGCAACTTGTTCTATATGATCATCATCTTTATTCATTTAACACATCAAAAAGGACAATAATCTAAATTAGGACAAATTGGAGTCTGCTCAACAAATAGCCATTCTTGCTTAATTTCTGTTTTAAATGATTCACAAAATTTAATCTTTTTAAAACTTCCTTCTATATCTTTGTTTATTAAATTAATGCAATTATTGCAACATTGTAATTTGCTTAATTCTATTTTTTTTTGAAGCTCTAAATCATCTTCAAAAATCTTTTTTTCTATTTGCATATATTTTCCTTCTTTTTTAACTAATAATTTAATAGGCTCTAAAAAATCTTTTCTATTTTCTACTTTTAAAATATCTTCTATATCTTCATAAAAACAATTAATATCTTTTAAAGCTTTTTTACCAAAATAAGTACTTAAAGCTATAAATTCATTTATTATTGTTAACCCACTTACATAAGTAATTTTAAGACACTCATTCCCATTTTTACTTAAATGCTTGTAATAATAAATATTATCAATAAAAAGCTCTATTGGTTTAATGTCTTCTTTAAACATAGCACCATCATAAGCTTTTGAGTTATGATTCAATTCCCTTTCTTCTTTTGGAAATTCCTCACCACATTCAACACATTTAGAAACTCTTATATGGTTTAACACTTGACACTTTTTACATTCTTTAGCTTGAATAGGTTTATCATTCTTTTTGCCATTTCCAGCTATGACTGGAACTATATTATCTAATGTTCCATGAGTAATAGTATTTTGCCCGAAATCCAAAATTAAACAATTATCTTTATTAGGATAAAGCCTTAATCCTCTTCCAATCATTTGTACATATAAAGATGTTGAGCGTGTAGCTCTTGCAATTACAACTAAATCACATATTGGAGCATTGAATCCAGTAGTTAATACATTAATACCAATTAAGCATTTTAACAATCCATTTTTAAAATCATTTAAAATTAAATCTCTTTCATCTTTTTCTGTTGTTCCAGTTACAATTTTTGTATCTATATTTTTATTTATAAATTGTAATTGTAATTTTTCTGCGTGTTCTATTGATGTTGCAAAAATTAACCACGCTTTTCTATCTTTTCCAAATTCCATAGTTTCATTAACGACTGATTCTATTAATTCATCTTTATTAACTATTTGTGCTAATTCAATATCATCATATTCGCCATTCTTTTTAATTGTCAAATTTGATGTATCTATTTGATTTAACGCACCTTTTGTTATTGGTTTAACTAAAAAACCATTATCTATTAAAAATTTAATATCAACATCAAAAGCAATATCACAAAATATTTTATTTTTTCCATAAATATATCCTCCAAATTGTCGGTAAGGAGTTGCACTTAATCCAATTATTTTTACATTTTCATTTTTTAATATTAAATCATTAAATACTTTTTTATATCTTGTTTCTTCTTTTTGATTAACCATATGAGCTTCATCAATAATAATTAAATCAAATGGTTGTGATTCTTTTATCTTATTTGCTAAGCTTTGAATTGATGCAAAAACTATTCTATTTTTTAAATCTCTTTTTTTAAGAGATGCACTATATATTCCAGTTGGAGCATCTTTCCAAATTCCTTTAAGTTCATTATGATTTTGAACTATAAGCTCTTTTGAATGTGTTAGTATCAATACTCTTGAATAATCATCAAAAGTACAAACATCTTCACATAATTTAGCAATAATTAAACTCTTGCCCGACCCAGTTGGACAAACAATGATAGGATTAATTCCTTTTTTATTTGTCCAAAAATCATAAATAGATTGAATAGCTTGTTTTTGATATTCTCTAAGTTCTAACATCTACTTAACTTGTAAATTCATCTTTTGTTCTAAACTAGCACCCATAACATTAATCCCATCTTTTAAAGCTTTTTTAATTGCTGTTTTATCTGCATCAACTTTAATAGTAGTTCTTGTAAATCTTTCATCATTCATATTAAAAACAATTTCATCAATATTAACTGCTTCACTTTTTCTAAAACTAAATAAATATTGTTCTGTTTCTAGTTTTTGATTATCTAATAACATCAATTGTAAATTAACCATATTATCAATATATTTTTCAAAAGATTTTTTTCTATTGTTTAATCTTTCAATTTTAGTTTTAATTGCATCAATACTAGCACTAAATTCTAGTTTTAAATCTTCTATATTATTTAATTTTTGTTCTTTAGATAATCTAAGATTTATAACATATTCTTTTATATCATCTTCACTATTTAAAAACTCACCAGTTTCTGCATCTACTTCATTTAAAAGAGCTTCTAATGCTCTAAACTCACTCATAATGTCAAATGTTCCTAAACTCATTGTTTATATCCTCTTTTATAATTTATTCCACACAAATATTTTTCTTTACTTTCACAATATTTAACACAAGGTGTGCCTTTTAAATCACACCTCCAAATATTTTTTTTTTGCCCATGGCGGAGTATTATCTGCTTGTGGCGTAACCCCACCAGCACTTCCACTAATTTTAGAATAACTCTTAATTTTATTTGATGGTTCATAACCATTTTGAGCTGGATTAACTCCTAATTTTAAACTCATAGGAATATTATGCAACTCTTCACTATTTTGCACAGTAACTTTACCAATTGCATTGCAAATTTTCGCTAATGTTTCTTGAGCTATTTTTACAGCAGTTGGATTGGAATTCTGTAAATTTACATTTTCAAAAATAATTCTACCTTTATAATTACCATCAATAATCTCATATTTTAAAGCTAAATAGCCACCAGTTTTATCTTTTGTTTCTTTCCATTCACTTGATGTAATAACTGCATTTACTAAAGTATTATCGGGGATTACATCATAACTATCACTTACTTCTATTTTACTTGCATCGAAATTTAATATCATTGTTTTGCCTTTTATTTAATATATTGTAAAAAAGGATTTTGACCTTTTTCTATTGTTATATCCTCAGATATACCTAATCTATTTTTTGAAATATGGTTTGCAGTTGGATAACAAGTCATAATTCTTTCACCATTTGAAATAGCCTTTTTCTTATCGCCTCCACCAGTTGTAAATGTTTTAAGTTTTAAATAACCTACTACATCAACATTATCTGAATAATGAGAAACACTCTTTTTGTTCATTCTAATTGTGTATCTAGTATAAGCATCTTGGTCCGGCATCTCAATAACTTCTGTGTCTGTATGTGCAATAAAAACAATATTCATATCTTTATCACTTGACAACATTCCACACCATTCTCTAAACTTTCTGTGAACTTCACTAACTGCACTAAATCCAGCACCATATCCACCTAAAGCACTATTTAAACTTTTTGCCTTTGGGTCAAGTTCTACTATTTCTTTTTCTATTAAAATATTTAATTGAGTTATAGAATCTACAATTAAAGTTTTAAAATCATGCTGTTCTGTTCCTAGCATTGAAATATAATCAAAGCATTCTTGAGATTTTTTAGCAACTGGAAAAAGTGCCACATCATCTCTACCATCTAAAGACATTGTTCCATCTTCAGTTCTTAAAATTATTGGTTTTGGAAATAAACTTGCAAGAGTAGTCTTTCCAATACCTCCTTCACCGACAATTGTCATAATTATTGGTTTATTTTTTGTTGGAGCTGTTAAAATATCGTTTAGCATTGTAAACTCTTTTTATAAGCTTCAAGAATTTTATTTATAACTCCATAAATCTTCATTCCTTCAGATTTTGCAATTTTTCTAATCTCATCTAATGTTTCTTTTTCAATAGGAACACTTGTAAGATTAGGTTTTTTTTCTATCATTCTCTTTCTCCTTTATGTGTTGATAAAGAATTATTACATTAATTAACTTAAATATAAATTAATTTTTTTATTTTTTATAATTTATTTTAGAATTCAACCATTCTTCACTAAATTCAATAAAATATTGATAAGAAGTTTTTACAATTATCTTTTTAGTATT